GTTGTACCTAACAGATTCTCAAGAAGCAGATCAGCTTATGTGATACAACCTGATATGTGGGGCGTAGCGTTTTTAAGAGATTTCCAACTTATGGATCTTGCGAAAACTGGTGACGCAACTAAACAGGCATTGTTAGCAGAATACACACTTGTTTCTAAAAACGAAAAAGCAAGTGGTGGTATTTTTGATTTAACAACATCATAATCTTAAATTTTTGTGGAGGGGAGCAATCCCCTCTACTTTTCATTAACATTTTGTTTGGTCTTTGAAGTCAATCAATGGCGGAACGAAGCAAATAAAAAGGAACAAATCATGAGAACTTTAAACGATTATTTTATTAATGCTGAAATAGAAGATATATCAACTGCATCTTCTACTTTTGTTGCAGTACCAGATGGCGGTAGAGTTATTAAAATTATAACTGCTCTACAAGGTGCTATTTCTGGTTCTGATGCAGCTATCACTTTTGAAATTGGTGGAACTGCTATGACTAACTCAGCAATTACTGTAGCTCAATCTGGTTCAGCTGCTGGCGATGTAGATACATCAGAGCCTACTGCTGCAAACTCAGTTTCAGAAGATGGAACTATTGAAATGATTACAGATGGTGCTTCTACAGGAGCACAAAAACTTTTAGTTACATTTGTAGTTAGAAGATAACGAAATTTGGGGGATCTTGCCTAGCGGTACTTCCCCCAAGTACACAACAAAAATTTTTAGGAGAAAACACTATGCCAATGGTTGGAAAAAAGAAATTTGCTTATACAAAAAAAGGTAAAGCTGCTGCAAAAAAAGCTGCGAAGAAAATGGGCAAAAAAGTAAAAATGAGAAAATATTAATGAAAGGTAAAATGAAAGGCAAAGCAGTTCTTACTGCTAAACAAAAAACTTTACCAAAAAAGCTTCAAGCTAAGATTGTCAAATCTAAAATGAAGAAAAGAAAAAAATAATAAGGAGTAAATAAGATGGCTTTTAATTATGGTTTAAGACCAACAACAGTACAGATGTTAGCATCATCAGGAACATCAAGCCAATCAAGTGCTTTTGGTGACTATTCTTACTATGTAAGAGTTTGTGCAGATGCTGATTGTCATATTTTGTTTGGTTCAAATCCTACAGCTACTGCTAGCAGCATATTTATACCGGCAGATCAACCAGAAATATTTAAGGTTAATCCAGGTGAGAAACTTGCAGCTATCGGAACAGCAAATGTTTCTATTTCTGAACTAAGCTAGTGGCTAAGCAAAAATTTGTTCATTTCGTTCCAAGAGATAAGCCTCCTAAATTAGGAAAGCACAAAAAATCTCAATCAAAATCGGAGAAAAGGCAAAAGAAACAAACTAGATATAAAGGTGGTGGCCGATGAGTAAAATTGTAGAAAAAAATGGTTTAGTTACAGAAACTTTTTATGGAACTGAAAAAGGGGTTGTCCAGGAGAGAAAAATTGACCACAAACCAATTTTAGAACACAATAAAAAGTTATATACTCAAAATGATGGTTACTCACCTGATAAAGGTTTGAAAAGAGTAGCTTCTATACCCACAATCATTTTAGAGATTTGGGCAAAAGAATATAATGGAGATCAAAACAAAGGTAATTGGTTTGCTCTACCAAAAGATGTTCAAACAAAAATTTTAAAAGAAAAATTAAATAGTTCTGATTATAGATATTTTAGAACTGCACCAGGTAGATTTTAATGGCACTAACTAATTATACAACACTCAAAGCATCAATAGCTAATTGGTTAAACAGATCAGATTTAACTGATGAGATAGCAGACGACTTTATAGTTTTAACAGAAGCTGATTTTAACTCTAAATTAAGAGTTAGAAAAATGGTTACACAAGCTACAGTAACTGTTAATGCAGAAACTGCATCTTTGCCTACTGACTTTTTGCAAGTAAGAGATTTTTACATATTAAGTAGTAGTACGAAATATCCTTTACGTTACATGACTCCATCACAAATGGATCAAACTAAAGGAACTTCAACAACTGGCATACCACAAGCTTATACAATATTAGGTGATACGTTTAGATTTATGCCTAAGCCTGATGCAACATATACAGGCTATGTAAATTATTATAAAAAATTTACAGCGTTATCTGACAGTAACACAACAAATTTTATATTAACAAATCATCCAGCTATATATTTATATGGCTCATTATTTCATGCAGCTAATTTTTTAGGTGGGTACAATCCGCAACAAGTTCAAACTTGGCAGCAGATGTATGCTACAGCTCTTGAACGACTAGAATTAAATGACAGAGAAGATCAGTTTAGTGGATCTCCTTTACAAATAAGAAGTGAAGATACAATCGCTTCACCATTTAAAAGTAATTATACATCAACAACTAATTCGGCTTAATTATGCAATTACCTTTTGGAGAGTGGCTACCAGATCAACCAGATCACCTTAATCCTGGTGCTACTGTAGCAACCAATGTGTACCATGCACAAACAAGCTATAAACCAGTAAAAGGTTTAGTTGCTTATAGTGGTGCATCTAACGTAACGCAAAATGCAAAAGGTGCTGGTAGTTTTAGAGATAATACAAACACAGTATTTACGTTTGTTGGAACTAAAGACAATATTTATAAATTAACATCTGGAACTTTTACAAGTGTTAAAGGTGGTTTGACTATTAGTGGTGGTGATACAGATTTTTTTACATTTACTCAGTTTGGCCAATATGTAATTGCTAGCAATGGAGTTAATCCTCCAATGTATTACGAAATGGGTACTTCAAGTAATTTTGCAACTTTGCAAAGTTTAGTAACTGCACAAGGTAGTGGTACAGTACCAGCTAAGTTTAGAGTAAGCGGTGTTATAAGGGATTTTTTAGTAAGTGGTAACATTGAAAATGCAAAAAACAGAGTTGCCTGGTCAGGTTTAAATGACATATCAACTTGGGAAGCTGGAGTTAAATCTAGTGATACGCAAGACTTGCCTGGTTCTGGTGGACAGATTGTGGCAATTACGTCAGGTGAAGTTGGGTATGTATTTAGACAAAATCAAATTTTGCGTATGGACTTTGTTGGTGGAAATGTAATTTTTAGATTTTCAGTTATATCACCAAACAGAGGAGCTGTTTATGGACAAACAGTTTGCCAGGACAACAGACAAATATTTTTCTATGCCGAAGATGGTTTTTTTCAAATCAATGGCGACCAGGTTTTACCGATTGGTGCAGAAAAAGTTAATAGATTTTTTGATAGTGATTTAAACAAAGCTTACACAGATAGAATTACAGCTGCGGTAGATCCATTTAATACTTTAGCGTTATGGTTATATCCAAGTAAAGATAATCCTAACACTACTGGTATTTGCGATAAAATATTAATTTATAATTATGTAACGCAAAAATGGTCAGTAGCTAACGTAAAAGCTTCACAAATATTTAAACAGTTTATGGTGGTTAATACTGTAGAACTGATGGATATTATTTCAGAAAATTTAGATGATATAAATATATCATTAGACAGTGCTTACTGGACAAGTGGTACTTTATACTTAGGTGCTATAGATGAAAACTTTAAAGCAGCTATATTTTCTGGAAAAGCTTTAGAGGCAGAACTAGAAACAAAAGAAACAGAATTGTTTCCTGGCCTTAGAGCAAACATTACAGGAGTCCGACCATTAGTAGATGCTTCGTCAAATGTAATAATTAAAACTAGAGATAAACTTGCAGATGCAGTTACAAGCTCATCTTCTAGTACAATTAATGCAACTGGTATTGCACCAGTAAGACAATCAGGCAGATACTTTAGAGCAAATGTTAAAATACCAGCAGACAGTATTTGGAATCATGCACAAGGAATTGATTTAACCGCAAGTCAAGGAGGATCTAGGTAATGAGTGATAAAGTGGATATAGACAATATTAGATATTCAATTGAAACACAGGAGTTCTTTCAAAGACAAGTAGAAGAAGCTGTAAATAATTTAATTAATAAAAATAATAGTGAAAGCGATAAAGCTTTTGCTTGGTTTATGAATTAGGAGTTACGATGCCAACAAATATTAAAGATTACTCAACTACACAAGCAAGCAACACATCTTTAAATAGTATTGATGTAGATGAGGGAATGTTACCTAGTAATTTGAATAATGCCATAAGAGCATTAATGAAAAATACTAGAGATTGGTTTAACGATGCACAATGGATTGAATATGGTGATGGCGATGGTGCTTACACTGCAAGCTATGCTTCAGCTACATCTTTTACAATTGCTGGTGCAGATGTAACTGGTATTTACCATGCAAACAGAAGAATTAAAGTTACAGCAACAACTCCAGGTACTATCTATGGTACAATCTCAAGCTCATCATTTTCAACAGACACAACAGTAAATGTAACTTGGGATAGCGGTAATTTATCTAACGAAGCAATATCTAATGTTTATGTTGCAGCATTATCAGCAACTAATAATTCTATACCTGAGGGTGTGGTTGCTACCGCAACTCTTGCGGATGGATCAGTAACAACTGCCAAACTTGGTGCAGATGCTGTAAATGGATCTAAGATTGCAGATGACAGTATTGATAGCGAACACTATGTAGATGGTTCAATAGACACAGCTCATATTGCTGACTCACAAATTACAAACGCAAAACTTGCAACAAACGCAGTTCAAACTTCAAACATTACAGATTTAAATGTTACTACCGCCAAGATTGCAGCGGATGCAATTGATGGAACTAAAATAGCTGACGATAGTATTAACTCAGAGCATTACGTTGATGGAAGTATAGACACAGCTCACATAGCAGATTCACAAATTACACTTGCCAAGCTTGCAGCTAGCTCAGTTAATTCATCTAAAATTGTAGATGACTCAATTGTAAATGCAGATATAAATTCTAGTGCTGCTATTGATGCAACTAAAATACATGATGGTACAATCTCTAATACAGAGTTTGGTTATCTAAATGGTGTTACATCTGCAATACAAACTCAACTAAATGGAAAGCTTACTGCATCAAATAATTTATCAGATGTTACAGCTTCTACTGCTAGAACTAATTTAGGTTTAGGAACTATTGCAACTCAAAACGCAAACAATGTTTCTATATCTGGTGGTTCTGTTACTGGTTTAGGTGATCCATCATCTACATCAGATGCTGCTACTAAAAATTATGTAGACCAGGCGGTTGCTGGATTAAGAACAAGAATTATCGCTGAAGCTGCTACTACAGCAAATGTAAATTTAACGAATGGCTTAGAAGCTGGAGATAGCATTGATGGTGTTACTCTTGTAGCTGGTGATAGAGTTTTAGTTAAAGACCAAACAGATGCTACAGAAAATGGTCTATACTTAGCAGTATCAAGTGGTGCAGCATCAAGAGATCCTGAGCATGATACGATTGCAGAACTATCAGGCCAGATGATTGTAGTTAATCAAGGTACAGCAAATGATAATAAAATATTTTTATGTACTACAGATAGCGATGCAGTAATTGGATCTAGCAATATAACTTACACACAAATTACACCAGCTAATGTTGGTACAGTAACTTCAGTAGGTGTTGCAGATTCAGGCTCATCAGAATTTACAGTAACTGGTTCGCCAATTACTTCATCAGGTACAATCAACCTTGCAGTTAATTCAATTGCGAACACTAAAATTACAGGACTAGGAACTGCATCTACACAAGATGTTGGAACTTCTGCTAATAACGTAGTTCAATTAAATGGATCAGCTCAACTTCCAGCTGTTGATGGAAGTAACTTAACAAATTTAAACGCAGCAACAAATGGATTTGCAATTGCGATGGCGATTGCACTTTAACAAA